GTTGAGTAATCTCTATATTGTTTTAATTTTATTGCAACTTTTGTATCTGAGCCATTATCTGCATCTTCTGAAATAGCATACTCTTCAAGAGATACTTTTATATTAGTGTTAAATAGTACTTTATTACCTAATTCCCTCGATACAATAAATTGAAATGGCTTACAATCAGTTTTTAGTAGTTCCAGTTTACTTAAAAAGAATTGAACATCCCTAAAAGTTCCACGATAAAATGGTAGTTTATTATGTGTAAATTCTGCTTCAAAACTTATTTCAGATAATCCTTCTTTTTTTAATATATTTACTTCTCCAACATTTATTAAATCAACTGTCTTGTTTTTATTTGTCACTTTGACTTCAAGCTTTGGTGGTGCGATTGGTAGTTGTACTCCATCTAGGTAAAAATCATAAGCCATTTTCTCACTCTCCTTCCTAAACTATTCCTTCGGCTGAAACAGCCATTGCATCATTTAACTTTTCAGTTAGAACATTAACTATTCCATCTAAGTCATTATCTTTACTTATGTTGTTTGTGTTGTTCATATCAATTTTTATGTTTACTCCTGTAAATCTATTGATTGTTTCCTGTTCTGCTATGTCTCTTAAGTATTTTAAGTCTTCTTGGCTTTTATCCATTGTTTTAGCCATCTTTGCTGTATTTCCCGCAGTGTCTTTTGCTCCTTTTGCTGCATCATTGAGAGGAGAGTTTAATCCTGCTGAACCAAATCCATCTCCTAATCCATATTTTTTATCCCATAAATCATCCAATCCTAATTTTTTCTTTGCATCTTCTGCCATTTTGCTAATATCAAATTTATCTTTTATATTAGTTTCTAACTTATCTCCCCATTTATATCCTGCGTCCCATGCTTTTCCATAATTAAATCTGTCAAAATGCAGTTTATTAGGGTCCATTCTTTCGACTTTTATTTTAGCTTCTCCTGCTACTTTATCAGTCCAACCTTGCAATTTATCTTGCCATCCACTTACTGCATCTGCCAAGTTTGAACCAAACACGGTATCAAATGCACTTGCGATACTTCTTATAATGCCTAATACAGCATTAGCCATTCCGGATACTGCTCTTATAACAGAGCCAATTGGGTCGTCTAAAAAATTAGCAAAGAACTCTGCAAAGCCTGCTAAAGTATTGTATATTAAAGCTACAATATCTATAATTAAATTTCCTGTTGCAATAAATAAGTTTCCTATGAAAGAGGCTGCAACTGATATTGCACCTGCAACTACACCTATAGCAGATACACTAGTGCCTGCGAAGTGATTAAATATTGCTATAGCTACAAAAAATGCAACAACTATAGCTATAATTCCATATAAAATCCAAGTAATAGGACAAGCTGCCATTGCTGCATTTAATCCGTCTTGTGCTATTGTAGTTGCTACTAAAGCTGCTGCTCTATAAGACTCTGCTACTATATGTGCAAAGCTCATGACTAAAGATTTGGCAGATAGTGCAATATCTTTAACTTTATTCGCAATACTAAGTAATAACGCATTGTTATACACTAACATAGCAGCCGCAACTCCAAGTACTATTGGTGCAATAATACTCCAGTTCTGAGCAAACACATTAGCAATATTTAATGCCTGTGTTATTATCCAACCTAGTGCCTGCACTATTAAACTAACACCTACAATAATCGCATTTACAAATGCTTGAAAAAACGGGCTCCCTAATATACTTATAATTTCATTAAAAATGTTATAAGCAACATTTCCAAGTACATACAAAGAGTTTATAAAATTATCTATAAAGGTTCGAAATCCCTTACTAGACATAGACTGTTCAATTTTTTTCTGTATAACACCAAATATCATGATTGCATTATTTTTAATTGAAGTCCAAATTTGAGAAAATGTGTAAGGCATTTTTTCAAACTCTGCATTGGTCTGCTCTGCTGCTGCAAGTAATGAGTTTTTTACAATATCTGCTGTTAACATTCCCTCTGATGCCATTCCTCTTATTTTTCCTATGTCCACGTCCAAATAATCTGCAATCGATTGGATGATGTTAGGTGCTGACTCAAACACAGCATTCAGTTCCTCACCTCTTAATACGCCAGAACTCAACCCTTGGGTTAGCTGTAACAATGCCGAGTTCATTTCCTCAGTACTTGCGCCTGCTATTACAAATTTTTTGTTTAATTGCTCTGCAAAACCTACAATTTCTTTTGTACTGCTAAACGCCTTTCCTGCGTTCATGCCTATACGACTCACTATTTGTGCAGTATCTAAGTAAGATGCTCTTGACCTTTCAGCTGATTGAAATATCATTTTATTAAGTCCAGCATCTGATTGTTGCCCATCATTTATCATGCCAAGTCTCGCATTAGTACTTGTCATCTGGTCGCTTAAATTTCCTAGACCTCCTAATGTTCTTATACCTAAATAAGTTGCTGCTAGCTTCTTTGCACTTCCAACTAATCTATCTGTAGAACTTGCACCCTTATTTATATCCTCATTAAGTTTTCGCTGTTGATTATCTGATTCTCTTATTTGTCGTTCTAATCTATCAAATCCAGCTTCTGCTCTTGCTAGTTCTTCTCTAGCTCTTATTATGCTATTAGCATTTACTGCATTACTAGAAGTTCTTTGTAATTGCTCAAATGAACTCAGTACTATGTTCATAGCAGTTGTCATATGCCGAAACGCAGGTGTCATTCCATCAAATATGCGAATTGATGTCTGTATTGTAGCCATTTTTTCACTCTCCTTTCTGTTAATTTAGATAATAAAAACACTTACTAAATTAGTAAGTGTTTTTATAATTAATACATCTATTTTTTGCCTGCCCAAAACTGCTTCCCACAATTCAAGCATGTAACTCTAACTTTCTTTGCTCCTAAATTTCCAGCTACTAAACCTATACCACCAGTTAGACTAGCTCCTACCATTGCTTTCCCTATACCAAAACCTTTTTTTTGAGCTGTCAAGGATGTTGAACCACACTTAGGGCAACAAGCAACTGATTCTTGTTGAGCTTTTTCAATATTATTTTTTCTATTTTGATTTTGTATTATTTTTTCCTTTTCTGAATTACTCATAGTATCATCAATAAAATTAATTTTTAATTCTTCAAAAGAAAAATCCACTATTTTTTTTGCTTCCTTTATATTCAAACCACTTATTTCCATTACATTTTTTATTGCGTTTACTTTTTCTTTTCTATATTTTCTATAAATTTCAGTCATATTTATTTCTATTCCATTAGCATCAACGATTAAGTCATTTGATTTAATATTATTATCTTCAATAATTTCAGTTTCTACAGCAACCCCACAACTTGAACAAAACTTGCCTATGCCTGTGATTTCTGCACCACAATTTGAACAAAACATAACATTTCCCCCCCAGTATAATAATTTTATAAGAATATTATACTATATTAGTAAAAATTTTACATTATCATCACATCCTTTCATTAAAAAAACACCTACATTAGTAAGTGTTTTTAGTATTTTTGATTTTAAATCTATATATTATTTTTCTTTTAATATAAATTCTTGCTCTGAACCACTATATTTTAGTTTACAATCAGAAACTAGTAAATCCTTAGGAATTTCAAATGCAATATTACCTGTTACATCTAAATTAGGATTTACAGTATCCATAGTTATATATTTATTTCCTACATCAATCAATAAAGATGGAACATATTTTGAATTATCTGGTCCTATTAATGTGAATGAATTTAGCATAAAAGATTGGCTTTCCTTAGTTTGATTTTTTATTGTTAAATTTATAATACCATATTTGCCACTATCTGGAGTGTACGCCAAATAACCAGAAGCTACTGGTATTTCACTAGCTTTTGAAATACTATTAACAGTTAATTTTAAATCTCCTATATTACCTTCTTCACCAATATATTTAGTTAAATCTTCTTTTTGTTTTTCAGTGCTTCCATTATTAGTACTGTTCCCTGCTATTGCTCCAACAACCCCAGAAAATATAATAATAATGATAAACCAAAATAGACATCCTCTTCTTCTCTTTCCTTCTCTCATAATATCCCCCTAAATTATATTTTATAAGAATATTATACTATATATTCAAAATTTTTACATTATAGTTTGACTCCAAAACCCATTTTAAGACCTGTAATTTTAGATAACTTCTGAAATACTGAACAATGATAGATACATACACTATTCTCATAATACTTAAATTTATGCTTGCATCTGCAACATGGATTATCTTCCTTTTTTATGACCTCATCATCTTTTTTAAACACATACACTTGAATATGTCTAGCAATACAATATAAATCTTTTTCTGTAAGTTCTATATCTTTATTCATTCAATCACCTTCTTTTTCACATAAAAAAAGTACTTACTATTAAAACAAGTACTTTGCATATTTTTTCTAATTTGTGGTATAATAAAGGCAAGAAGAACTACAATCTATTTAGCGGTAGAGTGAAGTTCATAATTTTAAAAAATATAAATTATTTAAATTTGCGGAACTTTATTTTAAAACCAAGTTCCCAGCCACTTTTACTCTTGCCACGAGTAGAGTGGCTTTTTACGTTTTTGATACATCTACAAACGATATATCCAATTAAACTAGCTATCAAGCTAGCTAATATACTAAGTAAAAAATTGTCCATACTTCCCACCTCCTTTCATTAGGAAGTAGGTTTTATCCCAGTATGAACTCCACTCTATAAATTGTAGATTACATCTTCTTGCTA